TGAATTAAGGCGGCGGTTTTTCAAAGCTACACCGCCAAAAGCTATTTGTTAGTCGTCCGCCCAGTCGCGTGCGCCCTCGGCATAGAAGTAATCCACTTCTAATACGTTGGCGGAACCATCGCGGTTTTCGCACATCAACACAGCGTGCTGTATGTCCGATGTGTTTAAGAAACTGGTAAAAGTGTGAATGAGTTTGCCGTTGAGATAGCAAATGCCATCACCGTTCGCGCCAATCTCAACCCTCACAACGTCCCACGTGTCAGCAACGATAGCTGTATCAGCATTGTAAACAGTTTCCTCGTCGCCGCCGTCACCGGCTACGGCTTTCCAGATATCGGTAGTGGCATCAGGATCGTAAAGCATACCAACCATCGAACCGGAACCATTGCAGGTCAGACTTGAGGTTGCAAACTCGGCCGGCATATCAGGTGTATCGAGAGCAAGGGTTTCAGAGAACCCACAGAAGATAGCCGCCGTTGTTGCGCTATCAACTTTGAACCTTGCCTCCATGACACAGCCGCCATCAACCGGCTTAAATACGCCCGCGAACAGCGCAGCATTGTCATTGTCTGTGGTATCTGTGGTAATGGACATGATGCCGCCAGGTTCGTCTACTGTTGGAGCCAAAGAACCTTCGCCTACCGATGTCATTGATAGCTGCCCCACAGGGCAAACCCCAGTAAGCGCCCATGCAGCATTGCCAGCAGGGGTATTGAATCCTAAGAAGTCCTCGAAGATCCGGACCCTTCCGAATGAACCAGGATTGTAAGACATTTGTTTTTACTCCTTCCCCTTCCGATGCTATCGGCTAAAGGGGATTGTTTTATTTTGGTCAGGTGTAGGATATTCGCTTCCCGACTTACGAAGTCGGTGCTGTGGCGTCGCTGTAAATCTCACCACCCCAATGATCAGCACGTTCGCCGTAGGCGTACTCGTCATAGATGTAGATGCTGGTAGCGCCACCGCCGATGTTCTCGCGCCTTACAGGGACAGTCCGTACTGCCCTGCCCTGTACCAGCACAATTGCTTCCTGGGCGAACACACCGCCCTTTGCATCGTCAGAGCTGTCAATGGTGATATTACCGTCGGCATAGACTTGGGCCCCAGCAACCATGCCGCTGAAACCTTCGGAGAACACCCGGGCGGTCAGCCCATCCTGCACGTTATAAGTGCCGATACCGGCGATTAGCTCGTCAGAGATGTCCTTGATCTGATAAGGATGCAGTACACAACGGAACGGGGGATTACCCGGTTCGGTTGTGTTGCCCTGGATATTTGCCATGGCCGCTGCTATATGCCCGGAAGTGAGTGTGGAGCCGGCACCGCAGTAAGAGTTAGAGAAACCGTCAAGTACGGTCAATCCGTCCTCGTCCTTTTTGCGCTGGATGGCGTTCTGCGCCAGTGAGCCAATCTTCGCATAGGCGTTTTTGCTTATGCGGGCGGCTACACGGTCAGTAATAAGCGTTTCCACGCCGGCCACGGTCGGGGTGATAGTCAGCAGGGTATCGCTGATCTGTTGTGGGTTATCAAGTTCGGTTGTTTCGGTGATAGCCTGGGCAGTGAGCTGTGCCATAGAAACCTCGTTCCATGACAGGCCGACACCCTCACCGAGAGTTACTTTGTCAACGAGTTGGGGCATTACGCCCTCAAACTCCCTCACCTGTCTGGCCGATGCTATGATGGTGGGTAAACTGTCGGCCAGTGCGGAAGTTGTGGTGAATCCTGCGCTTGACATTTATTTGCCTCCTAAGAAGATGATTTCTTTTTGTTGAGTATTTCCCTTGCCTTTTTATGGTCATCCACTTCGCCACGTCCGTAGCGGGCAAGAAAGTCATCATCGCTAACGCTGCTGGCGGGTGTCGATGTATCTACGGTGTCAAGTCCTAACTGTTTGCGAAGCCGCGCTTCAATGCGCGCCTCGATCTCTTTTTCGTCCGCGACCTTTTTATCTTCCACGGCCTTACCTCGCTCCTTAATGATTTTTTCTGCCGAAGTAAGTATCCTATCCATCTTCGATAGATAGTCTTTAGCATCCGTACCCCAGTCAACGCGCTTGTCTTTAGGGTCAATATCTAACCCTTGAAGTCTCTGCGTCATCTGAGTGTGAAACTGCGTATCAAAGGCCGCCGCTTGCTGCTGCGCCGTTGTCTGCTGTTCCTGCTCCTGGTGATGCTGGTTTTCTGTCCTCAACTCGGCAATCTCCACATCTTTGTCAAGGTCGGGATCAACCTCTTTCAGCCTGGACTTGACTTTCTGTAACACTTCCGCCGCCGCTTTTGTCCTGCGATACTGAGGTTCAATCTCTGTTAATTTGCCTTTCAGAAATTCCGCTTTGTCGTTGACGCTTTGCAACTGACGTTTATATGCGGTTTCCTGTTCGGCCAGGGCATCTTTAATCATCTGATTAACATGCTCCTGCGTCAGAGGTTGTGCCTCTTTGGACTTATCCTTGTCCTCCGGTTTGGGTTCCGGGACGGCCTGCGGTGTAGTCTCTTTTGAAACTTCACCCTCTGTTGATGGTGTTCCCTGATTGGAAACATCACCCGTTTGATTCTCTGCCATGAAAGAACCTCCTGCGTGTTAATAAAAAAGCGACCCTCGCGGATCGCTTCTATGCTGACAGGAATAGGTTTGCTATTCCGTTGGCTTCTTTTTAACCTTGTGTGTTTCGCCTTTAACCGGTGAGCCGCCACCCTTCGGATAACATATCAATAGACGTGTATCCTTGTTGGGTTTGACAGTCACCACATGCCCACCCTCTGCTATACATCGCTCAAATTCTGCTGGCATTATCTTATCTCCCGTAGAACAGATTATATGCGCCGGCCACAGCCGGATTCTGAGCCTTCATATTCTTGCGCACCTGGGCCACCTGCCGTCTGATGTTTAGAATCTGCGGGAACCGCTGCAGTAGCGCCTTCGCCTTCGCGTCATCGCCCGTATCTTCCAAACTCCGAATATAATCCGCGATCTCTTTCAATTTCGGGTCCTGTTTGGACCAGAGATAATCTTCTATGCCCCAGTAAGGCGCCATCAGTTCTTGCGCCCGTGCATACAACTTTTCTACATCGGTCATCTTCGACTGCAGATAATCAGAGAGCAGGGCACGGTCTTCCGGGGAGAGACTCGCCTTGTACTGGTCCCTCATCTGGAAAAACGTATTCCAATCCTTTGACCCAGGGACGCTCTCCTGCAGGTCAATCGCGTACCAGCCGGCGGCCAGCACTTCAGCCCGGTCGCGGCTGTCCGGCATGGTCCCGGCCAGCGTCGATATCGTCTGATAATATCGGGTGGCCGTCGCGGGGTCCTGCTGGACCTGTGCCGCTGTCGGGAACTGGACGCCGAGCGCATCCAATGCGCCCTGGTAACGTTGTCCCAACTCGGCCCTGGCCTCTTTCCACTGGACGCCACTTATCTTTTTTGACTTGAAACTCGTATCTATCGCGCGTTGCTTTTGCAGGTAGAGGTCTGACACTTTGCCAAGTACGCCCGATACCTCTTTGGTCTGCTGTGGACTTATCCCCGTCTCTTTCTGAGCCAGTTCCTGCCCCGTCTTATAAAGCTGGCCGGACTGCTCCGGGAAGATCCGGCGGCCGATTCCTGAAATGATCGGTACGCCCTTCTCCGGCTTACGCATCTGCGTCAGCATCGCATCTTTATCCGTCTGGCTTAACCCCATCATAAAACGATTGCGGTCGGCCTGTGTCGGCAGCCCTTTATATTGTTCAGCCAGGGCAACAATGCGCTGGTCAGGTTGTGGTGCGATCAACTCCGCGATGTAATCTGTGACAGAGGTGGCGGCTGCGCCGGCGCCGCCGAATATCCCTGAGTAGAAATGCTGGGCGCGCAGCGGAGAAACCCCAATCCCATTAGCCAGAGCCGCTATCGTCGGCGAAACCCACGGCTGCACCTGCTGCTCGGGCGGTAAGCCCTGCATCTCGGTCGGGACTATGGGCTGGCTGCGATAGAAGTCATAGTTAGCAACCTGCTCGGTTAATTCACTGATAACGACCGGCATCGGAATTTCAGCGAAGGGTAACAACATCGGCGCCATCACTGCGCTGAAACGGCCAAAGTCGGTCGGGTTATCCGAGAACATCTTTTCCATGCCGTAGGTTGACGAGCCGAGGAAAGCACCCCATTCACGGGTGCGCGGCACCACCGTCGCGTAATTCGGCTTCCACTTGCCCGTCCGGGTGTCCTTCTCTTTCGG